ATCAGCCTCATATCCCAAAAATATGAATCGTATTTTTTTAGGATTATTAATTCCAAAATCCGTTACTACCGGTTCAAAGTAGGCCCCTATAGCATCACCATCATCTGTGTCACCATCAAGCTCATATATACCGTCGGTAGACGCTCCGAGGTAAACATCTCCGAATTTCACCATAGAATTGAAATCGTAATTAACGTACTGAGTTGTAGCCCCTGCCTGCAAAGCATGATCCAGGACAAACATACAAGAACTGTACGGTACGAAAGAGGCCGTAATATCCGCTGTTGGTGTAGGAGCGTATCCGTTCATATCGGCCATTATCGTATTTTCCCCCTCACATGCCTCAGTATCGAACTTGTAAAGCAATCAATGCTTGATGTCATAGTAGGAGTCGGAACTGTGCCTGTAAGTATTATAGTGTCGTTTGCCAGCGACGCATAAAAACGGACAAGGTCACCTGGTATAGGCACTCTGCCAGACAAAGTGACAACCTGCCCCGTTAATGCCACCATGGTACAATACGGGCAAGGCGACCTTCCAAAAATAGAGGCTACATTACCAACGGTAACTTCGAATAATCCGGTCGGGATAGGAACAGTACCCGAGATAATTGTAATATTCTCTGTGTCACCTATACAGGTAAACAAAGGAACCGGCACCCTGCCATATATGGTAGTAAGATGATGGGTATCAGCTACCATATTACATATTGGAACAGAAACATCTCCACTAAAACTAAGACCGATCCGCATCGAGCAGGTCGGGCACGGAGCGCTGGCTATAATTGATGGGTTCCTGCCGCTGTAAGCTGTACAGGTAAATCCTGGAATCGGACAATAACCTTCTATTATCCTACCGATTTTAAAACTTGCGGTAGGTACAGGAACGTCAGCGTCGATTTTGGCATCTCGGAAAACTGTCGCTATCTCGCAGGTCGGAGTTGGACAATCAGTAACTATTCGTACATAGTTAAAACAGTGATCACATGAAAAACTTGTTGTTGCCACAAAAGGATCAGCTAAATTTAAAACAATTTGGAGATTAGCTTGCCCGTCTATTATTGCAGAAATCGCACTCGCTGATATTTCTGGTTGTATTATTCCATTAAACGAAGATTCCGCAGAAAACGCTTCGTTTAAATCAATAAACCCTGGAAATATTTGGCCTACAGATAAGCTTCCTGTCGATGTAAAAGGCGGGAAAAGAGGCGAGGGTTGAAGAATACTGAATCCTGTAGGAGGAGAATAAGTTTGTCCTGAGAAATTAAAATAAGCCGTTGCCTCTGATGCATTTCCACCCCACATTGGGAAAAATGTACCAGACAACCCCGAAAAGTCTTCGCCAGTTCCGGCAGCAGGATCTCCCCCATTTATCGGTACATTATTTTTTAAGAACCATAATTTGTTATTATCTAAATCAAGTGCTACTCCAATTATGTCAGTGCTTCCAAAAAGAGCCCTATACTGCCAACTATTAAAATGGTATACCCTCCCCATTGAATGGTATCCATAACCATAGGCATCTCTTCCTGGAAAATCACCAATGCCAGCGCTAGATGTGCCTATCCCAACCGCCCCTCCAGTGGCCATAACTTCCCAATACCACTTGCCGCTTGCTTTTGATTCGGTAGCACGGATTGCGCCAACGCCAGCGTTGATCGCAGTCAGATCATTATTGGAAAGGGTAATATCGGGATCTTTATCTGCTGAATTCCAAAGGATATTAGCATATGAATCAGATATATCTAACTCAATACGGATTCCAGCGTCTAAATTCCCTGTAGCGGCAAAAGGTGATGGACATATTATTTCTGTAGCCACTTCCTCACTCCATCATCTTCAGATTAATTTGTATCTATTTCAATATCTCTAATTACAAAGGCGCTCCCATTCGGTATAGTATAATCAGAGCCATAATCTATACATCCGATTACAGTTGCTATTTCTCTAATGGAGAAATTATCAAAATCACCGGCTGCCGATGAATTGGTCTTCGAATAAATTCGGAGTTCATCAGTAGTGGCATAATCTTCGTCGGCTACAAAATCAATATACTGATCTGTACCAGCGACAGCATCACCTAACACCTGCAAAGCTGTACCGTTTAGTTTAAACTCATACCCAGCCGTGGATTCTGAATAGTCATACTGCAACCTATATCGACCTCCGGCCACCAATGACGTACCAATATCAGCAAAGGTAATTTTGCAATACTGACCGACCGCAGAGGCAACAAGGCTCAAATCAGTAGTTTTATCAAATGATCCACCAAGATCAACATTGGCCCAGCTACTCGTACCTGCCGTAAATGTTCGATCTTCTTCAGTAGTGAAAAATTCAGTATCATCGAGAGACGAAAAGTCAAGGACTATTGCCGCCCCTGTCGGACCTATATCACCCCCCGTTGCCGTCCAGGTAACATCATCACAAGCAAAATGACCTTTATCGTTAACGTCATCCTCGGTCAATGCAGGAGTAGTCAAAGTCTCGTCATTTTGCGTATATCCATTTGACGTAGCAAGCTGGTTTGCCGTCACATCGGCAAGAGTAGCATGGGCATCTTTATCAAAAACAAAAGAATCATCCATCAAAATAATCTTCAAATCATCAGCGGTGAGATTAATTTCCCCCCTCATTAACTGATATTTGTAATGATTTGAAAGTGTTAATGTAACAGCCATAATATACCTCCTTACGCACTCTCAGCCATCGGAATATTAACTTCATCTATGGTAGTGGTCCCGTCCGTAGTGATAGCTGTATTTGCCATATTCATCTGTGAGCCGGATGTCGCAATGGCACCATCGATAACCTGGTCGTCGGCTCCGCCTATGGCAGCATTATCATATATCCTGAACCATCCGGCTGTACCGGTGGCCGTGGCCTTACCGGACCATACTTCGCCATCAGCAGTATGGAGTTCGGCATCCGCTACCTGACCGAAGTTGATACCATTATCAGAAGATCCACCTGTGAAAGCTCCACTGCTTTCAGTAATCTGGATAAGTTCAGACCCTGACTCGGCGTCGTCGGCTGTCGCCGGCTGTGAACCAGTAAAAATCTTCATAGTCATATTGCGGAACTGGTCAACGAGCGACCCGCCCCTGGCAGAGCCAAGAATTATCTGGTTACCGGCTGCTTCACCGGTGATACTGCCTGTTGGGATATCAAGTTGACCAGCAGCAACCGCCAGAATTTCATAAGACCCATCATCAGCAGCAGAACCTTGAATTGTAACCTTATCACCGACCTCAAAACTACCGAGACCATTTGCTACCTGAGTAATAGTATCATTTCCGGCACCTCCATCAACGATAGCAATATCTACTCCAGTAACAAGCTGATTGCATGTAGCCTTCAGGCCCAACATATCATTTCGTACTTTGGTTGAAAATCTAAAAGCCATAATTTTACTCCTTGTTCAAATGTTTATTTAGACATACGCCTAATTTTTCTACCTTTTTTCCTAAGAGCTTTACGGATATCTTTTGATATCTTGATACAAAGCTCTTTTAACTCATTCAGTTCATCATTGGATAAATCTTTAAGCTTCTCATCAATTTCTTTTTGTGTCATATCCTACCCTACGGTATGTATAAAATTGAGCCCCCTCAACAAAGACCTCCCTTTTGTCCCTTGAGGATAAACTACTTTTTTCTTGTTTAAATTTATTACACCGCCTTCCTGCGTCCCAAGCATCGCTCCTTCACGGGTAGTCCATAAAGCACAAGGACCACTTATTTCAAACTCAGGAATATCAGTGCCGTCTACATAATCTATCGCATCGGACCACTCTAAGGCAGGATAAGTCGTTAATTTGCTCTGCACCATATCCCCAGGGACCAGTCCTTTTAGAAAGTATATTGCCTTTTCGGTAGACACGAAAAGGCCATACGTCACAGGTTTGATCATTCGGATATGCGTATTAAATGGGAAAAAGTTGCGGGCCATATCAAACCAATCCAAGGCTCCATATTCCGAATACCATAATACATTCCCCTTAGAGATATATATTCGCCCACCATGGTAGGCAAGATGGTTCCCGGGAAAAGGACCTGTAAAAATTCTCTGTGTAACAGGCCCGATATAATCCCAAGTCTTTGTCCAAGTGTAGGCAATACCGTGCTCTACATACCCTAAAGCTTGATCATTCGTAAAGTAAATCCGGTCTCCGATCTGTACATAAGCCATAAGATTATTAAAAGAAAGAGACCGCAAAAGCCGATAAGAAAAATTTGTTTCGAGCAAATAGAGTCCGGCGTCATGGACAAAAACACATTCCCCTCCATCACAAAAAAGACTATGTGAGTCCAAAGGCACTCTCAAAGTCTTGCCTGTACGTCGGTTAATTCTCCCTGATGGAGAAATTGTAACATTGACAGCTACCGCAAGGTCAGAAATCCCAGACTTAGAATTGTATCTTATCCTTGTCGGGTCATCGACCGTATTAAGGCCGGTTGATCCTCTCAAATATGGTAGAGTTTTTGCCATTAATATTTTAAAGATTCCTCTAATAATTTTCTGCGTCTATTCACCTTTGATGTAACACCTTGGAGATTACCTTTGAATGCTTTTTTTTCTTTCTTTTCGGACAACATATATTCTTGAAGTTTCCTTCTAACTTTTTCTGCTAATGTTTTTCTACCCATTGTTAACATCCTTTAACATTAACTTGCTATTTGGGCTTTAATGTTAATATCCTATAACACAATCCGTATCGTACACTGACCCGCCGGCATAATATTCTGGCTCAGCATCCACTCCAACAAAATCTATTAAGTCGATCATGGCTTCATAAAATTTGTCAGTATGATATCTCGTTCCAACCCCATGGGCCTCGGCCCCATCCTCCAGGCCCTCCCCAAAAATTTCTTTACATACATAATGCTTAATAAGACGAAACTGTAAATGATCCGGTATTCCATCCGGCTCATCAGTATTATCCACCATCTCTGTCGGTTTCCTGTAATACGATACATGAAGATCCTCTGCATCGCTCGGGATACCTTGATAGTAAAGCTTTTTACCTTTTGCGCAAACGCTCGTTACCGATCCTTTCTCAGTCAAATCCCTTTTAAAACAATGATTTAAAAACAACATAAAACTGTAATAGTTGCCCCCATCGGGTGGCAATATACGATCTCCTGAGGAGTCTACTACATAAAAAAGACCACGCTGATAGTCAGCGGGGAGATCCGCATAGGCATCAGTGGTAGTCGAAACGATAGCGGTTGAATACAAATCCGGTAAAGGAGGAGACGTTGTCCCGTCCGGCATCCGAATCCCGCCGGCTATATTATTGACAGCATCATTTATCCGAATAGTTAAATCTGTATAAGAATCGTCCTGGATGATACTCTGTATCGCTGCTGTTAGTTGAGTTAAAGTTGCCATTTTATCTCAAGTCAATCCTATAAGGTTGTCAATCTTATGTTGCAAAATGTATTAAAGTTGTTAATCTTGTGCTGTGAGACGTGTTAATGTTGTCAATCTATGTTGAATTTGGATCGTAGTTCAAATTCTGCCTGCTTACCCTCGTTCCATTGGCCGACTGGCCTAAGATAACCAATGACCCTTGAATAAACCTCACAAGGTTGAAAATTCCTTAATTTAGGGTCTTTCTTGAAACAAGCATCGCATTTTAAGAAAAAAGCCTTATCTTCGTTGGTCTGCCCTACTTGAGCCCTGTATAAAGCCCCACCGCTTACAGTTACTTTACCTGTATTATCCATGTCCATTTTAAGACAAACAGGCTTCCCGCAATCATGACAGTTTGCCTTAAACCCAATATGTGGGCCTGGTGACTTATCGAAATAATCTTGTAAATCTTCTGGCCTGAACATAATACTCCAGAAATGTATGGTTAAAGGAAGCGGAGGTGAGAATCGAACTCACGCTTACTGGGATATGAACCCAGCGCCTTACCACTTGGCTACTCCGCAAAACTTAATATATAGGAAGCACCCCGTCTCTGTTTGACGGGGCGCGCGCTCCCCTTTGAACATCACTTCACAAAGGAGAGCGATCTTTACTATGCTTCTGAAGCGGTCTGCTCTACGTAGGCACTATCATCGTATTCGATACAAATTCCCACAACTGTATTTTTGGTAGGCAGTTCTGAAATAACAATCTTCAGTCTCTTGTAAGCCTCAGTATCAGAATCGGGATCGAAGATCAATGCTTTATCGTCCGCATCAGGAGTACCAGTGTAAACCTTCCCAGCAGTTGTAGCACCTGTAGTGAGCAGGTTTACGGAGGTTGAATCTCTTTGTATATCTACAGTGTCATCATCCGCAACGGCGGTATCGAACACTGCTTTCAAAGAATGGACGTTACCTCGACAAGGTACAGGGAAATAAAAAGTCTCTACTCCAGCAGCTTCCGCTCCAGCAGTGACTAAAAAATTTAAAGTCTTCATATTGTTTTCTCCTATTAAAGAGAGGGGCCGCCCCCCCCGTTTTATGCTACAGTCACACCCGTGGCAAGTGGTTTATATCTCAAATAATGAGCCCAGGTACCTGTGGTAGAACCAGTACCCACTACAATGTCAATAGTACCTATCGGTACCATGATTGTCCCAGGATTAGCGATAAGGTTTGGACCATTAGCGTTCAATAAAGCTGCGGTTGTCAAGGCTGTCCCAGCTAGGGTAACTGAAGCACCCGCAGCCGCATTAGCAAGAGAACTTGATGCCGCAGAAATAGTCTGTGCTGATCCAGTTGTCGGAGTCGCATTATACTGAAGAGTTGATGCTGTGGCATCGTTTCCTGTTTCGCAAATAGAAACGAGCCCAACAATTTCAATAGGCCCACCGGTAACGGTAAATAGAGTCTGGCCATCTACCATTGTTGCGGCAGCTTTCTTTACTACCCTCTCCTCTAAATCAGTGTCAGCCAATATTGCTGTTACATCAGTAGCTACCGCCGATATATCATCAGATGCTATAGCGGCATTATCCCCGCCAGTGAAGTTTGCATTTGAGTTGCCGTCCCAGCCCTGGACAGACCAAGTAGACCCAGTAACGGTATCAACGACATTTTTGGTTAAACTGGTTCCTTCATTGTAGAACTTACCTGTAATGTCAATATCATGACAAGCAGTGGTATGAAATTCAACAATAGACGTTGAAGCCACTCCATAAAAGTCTACATTGATCTTTGCGGTATCAACGCCGACAAGCCTAATTGCATTGACACATGCATCACCAGCTATAAACCCTCTATATCTCAAATTAACGTCAAGTCTATCTGCTCCTGCGGTGGTCAAAATTCCACATTCACATTCGACCGTAGCACTAGCATCCTGGATTTCAACATCGACCTTACAATCGGGTGCGCTAACCACAATAGGCGAAACTACTGCGTCGATGGATGGCTTGATTATCACATTCTCGATACTACATGAAGCCGCTGTCATAGTCATAGTAGCATCTGTCGCACTAAAGGTAAAAGTAGGTCTCAAAGCTCCAGTGCCAAGACCAACAATTCTTACCCCAATTTTACTGACAGCAATAGCCGCAGCCGTTGATAAGGTTTCTGTATGACCAGGTAGAAGGTATATAATATCATTCTTACTTGCAGTAACAAGCGTCAAGGCTTTTGCAAGCGTTGCCAGCGAGCTTTCTTTGGACCTCCCGGCCCTGCCGTCGTCCCCTGCTCCGGTCGCATTAGGGCCGACATAGAATTCAGTGCCAGCTATATTGCGATTAAATTCCGACAATGGACGGGTAGGATTAGGCCCCCCGACAGTTACTATTCGTTCACTCATAATATTTACTCCCTTATGTTAAATTTAACAAAGCAAAGCTGCCAAATAGATTAATGGCCGCGCTATCATAGGCTCGGGCTGCATCTACTTCTGAGTGATAACAACCAAGACTTATTTGTTTTGAATTAAGCATAATATAAGCCCGCCACTTTTGTATTTTTTTGTGCCAAGTCACGCCTTTGAAGATTGAAGAACATCCTTTACGTGGTCTTACATGTCGCATATTTTTAGCATGAGTACAAACTCTTAAATTGCAACGTTGATTATTTAGACCATCTGAATCAATATGATCTATTGATAATCCATTAACAGGTTTCATGATTTCTCTATGCATGCGTATCATTGTACGACTACCATCTACTTTGTGCCCATGCCTAAGCGCATAAATATTAGTCTTTTCTTTATGGGCACACCATTTATACTTATTAAGCTCTTCGTAATCTTCGTCATCTACTAATGCTACTTTGCCTTGAGTCAACTTAATTTCTTTCATACTGTTTCTCTTTACAGTCTCTATAATTAGTAGGGGAAGGCGGTAGAGATTCCGCTATTCGGTAGCTAACCTATCCCCTATATCGTTACTCCTTCTATGCAGGAGCTGTTAGTTTTGAATGAAGTACATGCATTTTCCGATTGCTACAGTAGAGATTACCTATCCAGCGGGTATTAGCTGAAATGTCATCCGGCTTCCCAAGCACTTCTTTACTTACCCACACAGGAGTGGTAAAGTTGAACTTCGGATGGCTTCTCAAAGAAAGGTAATTCAGGTTCAAAGCCATGAGCTCACCATCGGTGATATAAGGATCGGCGACTATAGGAGCATTCTCATGCCATATATTCTGCCAACCAGCCTTAACCATATCCTTATCGGAATACCTCTGCTGTGGATGAAGGCTCTGTTTGTAACCATCTCGAAGCAGAGGAGTAGTCACAATAAAGTTCGGCAAGGCCCAGGCATGGTCGCCCATGTTGACCTCACGGAAAATTTTCTGCATGACTGCATAACTGATAGGCTCAACAGTATCGATAACATTGGCCTTCCAATCCGCCATCTCATTAGTATCAATACTTCCGTATTCTGTAGCGGCATTCGTATCAAAAAGATCGCCAAGGCCATTAATCCGGGTACTATCAGCGGCAGCGGAAATAACATCCTCTGCCATCTGAACTCTGGCAGCCTTCTTAATGCTCTTCATATACTGGTTGGTAAGACTGATAATTGCAGCATCCCCCTGGTTCTGTACCTGATCATCCAGGTTCAGGGAGTTGGCGCCATATATACCAGCCCAACGGAAACGAGCAGCATCAAAGAGATCCTTTTTCGACTGATCGATTACGGTGGTCGCACCATATCCGCCACGATGGGAGTTGGCATACTCAAGTGGGATTTTAACCATCTTCCCACCATCAACCATTTCGTGAGGCTGTACTTCCCAATTATCCCGGGTTATGGCATTCCCCATAAGACGCCACACCAGGGCCGAAGCCTTGTTAAGAATATCAACCGGCTCAGTCTGAAGCCAGTAATATTCGGTAGTTGCATTTAACTGATTAATTAAACTCATTTTATTACTCCCGTATTAAGAACAACGGGTTTATCCTGCCCTC